ACTTCGCTGAAGATATTGGGATCGCTGACGGGTACGACATCAAGCGGTCCCTGAAAGTCCTTCCGTGTCGCCAGTTCCTCGCCAGCCTCATGCTCCAGCTTGTCATCGTCGAGATGCGTGGCGTTGAGGCGGTGGAGAATGCGAAGCAGGCGGTCCATCGACGAATGGAGCCGCTGGTGGATCGCGCTGAACACCTGCATGCCCTGTTCGATCCGGGCAAGGGTCGTCCCAACGGGGACATTGGCGTTGCTGTCCGCGATATCGTCGAAAGTGGTGCGGATGACGTTCTTGCCGGCATCGACAATGAAGCCGAGTAATTGGAAAAGCGTTTGCGACGGGGCATTGAACGGCATCGCCATGAACACCTGCCGGATGTCGGTCACATTGATCGGCGCTTCGATCTCCACCGTCTGGCCGGGCTGGGGGCTGATACTCTGCCCGTTGACGCCCGATTTAAGGTGAACACCTGACGGGACGTTCTGGAGATGCGCGGAGTCCAGCAGCGCCCTGAGCGCGCCTGTGGCGGCTCCTGACAGGCCACCAATCATATGGGGTAGGCCGATCGGATAGGCCCCGCGCCACGGCACGAAGGGAAATTCGACGAACCACTGCAATTCCTCGCGGGTTTCGTCGAGTTCGTCCCAATTGCGGTAGATCGACAGGACCTTGTGCGAGGCGTCGTCTACGGTGATGATATATGGCGCGATCTCTCCGCCCGTCAGCTCGTCACCCTCCAGACGAGTAAGAGCGTGTATCTCGAATACCGTCCGCAAGCCGTCCTGATTATAGCTGTCCTGCGAACGTCCTTCGATCTTGTCGTTTGCCCGTGCCGCGTCGGATAGCTCGGGCTCCATCGCCGTTATCGTCAGATCGACGTCGCGGTACATGCCGGACTTGACGCGCTGTTCGTAGTCTATCCGCGTCAGATATTGGACATGGGTCTTGCGTTGGGCCGTGTAGAAGTTGGTCGCCGCGTAAGGTAGGTACATCTCGTCAATGGCGACGAAGAGGAACTGCGGCCGGTTGCGGTTTTCGTCCCATGTGACCTTGAGATACTGCGCGCCGCCAAGCGGCAGCTGCGTCATCAGCTGCTCAAGTTCCGGGCGGAACTCGGGGCACATGATGGTCAGCTGATAATTCATCAGCGTCGTCTTGCGCTTGGCCTTGTCGATCTTCTCGTCTGAAGGCTCGCCGGGAACACTGTCCTTGACCGGGCCGCCGATGGGGAACAGCTCCTTCATCGCCCGCGCGGAGAAATCCACACAGGCTTCGGTCATCATGGGATGGACGACTTTCGAAGCCCCTTCGAACTCGGCACCGCCGGGCGCATCGTTGCCAAGCCCTGTCCGGCGAAGGCCTTCGGTGTACTGCTGGTCGCGCTTCTTGCGAGCTTCCTTGTCGCGCTCGATCTCTTCGAGGAAATTCGCACCGATGGTCTGAAGCTCGGTTTCCGGCAGCACTTCGGCAAGGTTCTGGAGGAAGGTTTCACTACGACGATCGTCTTCGTCGTCCAGTTCGATCAATGCGCCGCCATCATCGGTATCGATGACATCCGGGCCGTCTTCCTCGATTTCCAAGGTTTCGCCGGGGAGGTCTTCGTCTTCGGGTATCACGCGGCGTTCCTCCCGTGGTTGGGATGGAAGCGATATTGTCGTTCTGCCAGTTCGCGGGCGGCCACCGCATCATTAAAGGAATGGAAGTATCCAAGGCGAATGAGCTTCCGATCGACACGGATGGCAGCGAGCCACTTGTCCTTGCGCCTATAAACCCCTGTAACACCACTGGTGTTGTGACGCATCTTGGGTAGGTTCCTGAGGTTCTCGGCCCTTGTTACGCTGCGCAAATTGCAGATGCGGTTATCAGCATGATCATGATTTATATGATCAATTTCACCATCGGGCCACTCACCAAAATAAAGTGCCCAAGCCACCCGATGAGCGTATAAAGAAATGCCGTCTATACAGCCATTCCGATAGCCCTGTGTATGCATCCGCGCGAATGCAACTTTGCCAGCAAACCTAGTATTCCGTGCTGCGCGCATGCTATTGGAATGCCGCCAAGTGAGTACCCCCGTGTCCGGGTCGTACGCCAGTAATTCCCTGATACGGGCTATTGATGGTGTGTTTCTCTTCATTGCGAGTACGGATTTCCCTTCGGCCTACTGTAATCCCGCGTGACCTGTTTCGGATCGACCGGCTTCGTCACCGTCACGAGATTCCGATCTAGGCACAGGCGCACAGCCTGCGAGACGGCATCCACGTAATCGTCATGCTTGATCGAACCCGTCCCGGTGAACGCGCAGAGCTGCGCCAGCATCGGCTCACACCAGTTGCGCGGCTTGCCCTTGCGTTCGGGTGCATTGCTCTCAGGAAGCCACACACGGCGACGCGCGAAGACATGGCTGACCATATGCAGCCGGGCCAGCTTGTCGGCGCGGCCGGGGTTGTAGGCGTAAGCCTGAATGCCCTCGGATTCGAGCATCTGGCGCAGAGAGATACCCGAGCCCTTGTCCTCGATCAGACACAGGTCCGGCTTCTTCCCACTTAGTCTCGGCTTCGACGAGCCGAACATGGGTGTAACCATCGCCGCGTCCTGATCATCGCCGTAAGCAACGTTCAGTTCCTTTTTCACGCGCTTGATCAGGTCTGGCATGCCCATGCGCTCGGACCAACAGTCGAGCACCATGAGGTGGGTTTCTTCCTTGATGCGAAAGACGCCCATGACGGCGCAGGCGCTGAGGTCCGCGCCCGATTTCTTGTCGTATGTTTCCTCGGTGAATGCGGTATCGAGCGAGAGGATAATGAACTCAAGCTTCGGGAGGGGTCTATCAGCTGGCCATAGGCGCATCCAACTCCGGCGGATGATGCCAGCCTCTTCAGGGTCGATTAGCTCGCCGGACAGTTCCTGACGTCCAAGGGTGGTCCCCTCGTACTGTGCGATCTGGTCGAAGAACGAACGCGGTAGATTCGCCTCGTTGTCGTAAGTCGAGCCACGAATGATGACACGGCCGTCCTTGGGCTGCGTGATCTTGCGGATGAGCTCTTTCGGCTTAGGCGTTGATGTCCAGAGCGTCTGAGGGCTGAGGCCGAGACGCAGCCCGAACATATACATGTCCCACGTCTCTTCGTCGCGGAGCCACGCCGCCACTTCGTCGAGCCAGCCACGGCAATGTTGTGGGCCGCGAAGACGTTCGGGCTTCTCGGCAGTGAAGCCGCGAATGAGGCTTGCCGTCCCGCCCACGTTTTTCATGCGGATGGTCAGGTCGGACTTGTTGTATTCGAGGATGAGATCGGGGGGTATCACCGAAAGGAGACCGCTCTCACCCTCGAACGCGGTGAACTTCACATCGGAGAACGTCGGGCAGATAACCGCGCTATCGAAGCCCGATGGGTCTTCATACACGCTGCGACCGAGCCATTCGGCGCCGACGCGGGTCTTTCCGAAACCCCGCCCTGCCTGGTAGCCGCATTCAGTCCAGTCATTGGCGGGGGGTATCTGGTTGTCCCGCGCCGCATCGGACCAGCGCATCTGCCATTCGAGAAACGTCAGGTCCTCCGCAGGAAGGCGTGCCAGAACGGCCGTGTCTATCAAGGCCATCGCGTTCATTGCGATACCATCGCTATCTTAGCGTGCTGCTTACAATACGGCTGCCCATCAACCGAAACGGCAGCCCAGCGATGGCACAAATCTTCGTCCTTGCCATATCTCCCAGAGCGGGAGCGATTGGCGTTATTCGCAGCGACAGGCCAGGAACATTGCGGCGTGTCTGGCCTGATGATGCGATCAGGCCTTAGGCTGACGACGTTCATTGCGCGGTCTCGGTCGGCTTATGGCGAAGCGCGGCGGCAAGCGCGGCCACAAGCTCATTGCGGTTCTCGACCTGAATCGGCGCACCGTTTTTACCGGTCAGCTCGTGTTCTTGCTTGTCGCGCCATTCACCAGAGCGGCGGTTCTTGAGCCAGAATATTCCTGCCGTTGTGTCAGCGGCTACCTTTGCCCTGAATGGCGCGTACACCGGTTCGGTGGCCCCGCTTGGCATGAAGATTTTGACTTCATCTTGTTCATAGCCAATGGCCCGCTGGTATAGGCTGCGCTCCACGCGCTCATCGGCTACGTCTTTCCCTCCCCTTAGGGCCTGACAAAATTCGTCGTGATCGTGTTTCCAGCGGTAGATAGTGCGAACATCGACTTCGAAAAAGTCGGCGATCTCCTGATCCGTCGCACCGAGCAATGCGAGCTTTGCCACCTGTGCCGCATAGGCAGGATCATACTTTGAGGGACGACCAACCTCAGCCACAATGCGCCCCCAATCTGCGAAGCTCTTTCGCGATAACGGGGATGTGGTGAAGGCGGATGAGACGCGCGG